CCTGGTGGGAGTTCCATAGAAGGCCTTGCGCCTTCGAATTGCAACCGCAGCCCTAGGGGATCTCGGCTCTCGCGGAGGGCCTGGATCTACGGAAGTTTCTGGGAAGGAGTGCTGCCCATGAGTGTGTTGGAGCAAGGTGGTTCGGTATACAAGCCGAATATTGCCACCTTTAAGGACCCCGACGGCTTCACTACGAACATTATCTCGACGGACCGTCTTGATAGTGTTGCTTACATAAAGTCGTCGGGGGTCCGTACTCCTCACTTCAGGGAGCGTCTTCACCGAGGCGAACTGATACCTTTTACACCCTGGGACCAAGTCTTTGAACAAGGCTCGGTCTTGAGCGGTTACTATTTTACCGTGGACCCTGCAGGTTACACCGCAGAAGTTCCATGGTTTAACGGTTACCGCGATGGGTCGGAATCAGAAGCTTTAGGAGACTTTCGCGTCGATATACCTAGCCTTATTGCCGCTTACCCCCTGGATCCGCGGGATTTGTTACAGTCCGCGGCTTCAAGGATTGCGACGAAAGGCTATGACGCGTTAACTGCTTTAGGTGAGCTAAAGGAAACTGTGGAAATGTATAGTACCACAGTCCATCGCTTAAAGAATTTTACAACAAAAGCGATTGGAAAGTTTAAGCCGTTTCACCGCCTTGAACAGCGTGTGGAATTGCTTAATAACCTTTGGCTTGAGGCCCGCTATGGCTGGAGGATCCTTTTCAAGGATACCAACGACCTTTCGGCGGCTCTTAATCACTTCAACAAGGCTAGAACGAGATACACGGCGAGACCACAGGACGTGGCTCATGTGAGCAACAAAACGATTCACGAAAGTGACTCGGAAGCTCATGTCGCGTATACCGTTGTAGAGGACCAGATTGTTTATGGTGCTCGAGGGTGTATCACTGCGGACATAAAACCTCCGCAATTTGCTTTCGACCCCCTTGCTACTGCTTATGAGTTAATACCATACTCCTTTGTGGTGGACTGGGTCGTTAACATTCACGATATGCTCCAGACCTTGGCCTTCCTACGCATGAACCGCGAGTACACGGCTAGCGAAGGGCGTAGTATTACCTTTACGCGAAACTGGCATGTGGATGTGGATTTTAAGCCCGGTTACTCAGGGCAAGTCACCTCCATAGGCAAGTACGTTGCGGAGTGGGTAAATAGAAACCCACGTACAATCCCTCTAACTCCGTCTGTCTCGACCAACGTTACCGGTCTGCATATTGCCGATGCTTTCGCCCTGACATACCAGCGTCTGGGGCCTGAGCTATACGCACGCCTACGTGGCAGGAAAGTCACGAAGGCGGTAGCTAGGCAGCTTCTTTTGCAGCGCCGATGACCTTGTAGAGATACCATACTAAGGAGATACGTATGGCTGGTCAGACGACTGTGCTGACGCCCTTTGCCGAGTATCGGCAAGGTGGATACGACGTTCGTAACTGGACCTACAGCGGGCACACGCTCCTCGTGCCTCGACTTGTGGTTGCACGGCGTCGGGTCTCTTCTGGGGTCCTCGTCGTCAGCGACACCACAGTAGGTGTCGTTGCGGGGTGTCGCAACTCCAACGACGATGTTCTTCCCCAGAAGGTCTCCTTCGAGGTCAGGGTGAGGTACCCGATTCAGGCGTACCCCAACTCGTACGTGACCGATCCCCTCGCCATCTTCCGCGACGTCGTCGCGGGTGATGAGTTTGGCAGTTCGGTGCTGGGCGGGAATTACTCCGCCTAAGTACGTGTTTTCTGACCCAAGGAGGACCGTATGGACCCTTGTGAGGAAACGTTTAACGTCTGTTTGCGTTACCTCTTGGACGCGCAGCAGGAACTTCCCAAGGAAGTATATAACGCATTGCACGGATACCATCGTGCACGGCGCCACGACCTCCTCAGTTCCTGCACCCGGTTGCTGCCCCAGCAAAGTTCACATGGGGCGGGGCCCTTTAGGATCCTACGCCAAGTTGAAGCGCTGTTTAAAAAGAATGGCGCTTTTGCTTCCGACGAGGATTGTACGGTTGCTGCTGAGCGCAATTTTCACCGCGCTGAGCGCCGTAACCGTATCACGAATCGTCGATTGGATTACTACTATGCTAGGCGGGATAGACTAAACCCCGATCTTAGCTTTTGGTTATCCAAAATGGAAGCCTTCGTGGCTAAAGTTCTTGGACCCTTTGGGAGCTTCGTTGATGCCTTACCACGGCTGATACGACTCACCGGTGGTGCAACTTCTACCCACCCTCGCGCTGATTCGTTACCCTACATGAAGATTGGGACACGAATTGACGCCACGTCAGGGGCAATCCCGTATCTTCGCGCCCTGTACCGTTACTACCAGGTACCGGGGCCCAAAGTTAGGATTGTCACGACTAATAGGGTGGTCCTCGTCCCTAAGTCTTGGAAGACACACAGGACCATCGGCTGTGAGCCAACGGGAAATCTACCGTTGCAACTTGCAGTTGACTCCTATGTTAAGGATCGGTTGCGAGTATTTGGCATCGATCTGCGTCGACAAGACCGGAACCAACGTTTAGCGCTCGAGGGCAGCCTTACTGACAATTTGGCTACCATTGATCTCGAGCAAGCTTCCGACACGCTAGCGTACAATGCCGTAGCCTGGCTAGTTCCGCAGGCTTGGTTTGAGTACCTAAGCGATGTTCGCACTCCTAACTTCACTGGCTGTTTTGGTGATGGATCGTATGCGAAGTTCTCCTCTATGGGGAATGGAGCTACCTTCTGCCTGGAGACGTTGGTTTTCGCTGCTGCTGCACACGCAATACGATCGAAGACCGTAAGCGTCTACGGAGATGATATCATAGTAGACAGCGATAAGGTTGACGATTTAAAGCGTCTGCTCGGCTTTCTTGGTTTCTCCGTAAATGCAGATAAATCTTTCTCTGCGGGGCCCTTTCGAGAGTCTTGCGGAAAGGATTACTACCAAGGCGTTGACATAACGCCGTTTTATCTCCGCGGTATTGGCCAAAACAAACCTGACCAGTGCCACGTGATTAACGGTTTAGTGTCGATTAGTAAATGCCATGGTAATCTGTGGGACCTTTGTCAGGGTCTCGTGCGCGACTGGGATTTACCTCTGTTTGCGTACAACGGAGTAAGCACGTCTGGCGTCTGGATAACGCCTGACGGAGCCTACACAAGGAAGCTACTTCGGTGGGACAAGTGTCCTAAACGGCTATCTGATAACTGGTACCAAACCCCGAAACAACGGGTTTGGGTAGCCGTTTGCAAGAGTAAAACTCTGCAATCCAGAAGGACACTGTTCCTGTGGCATCTAAGAGCAAACTACGGGAGTAACGACCTGCAGAATGCTTTAGAGCCTGACAGGCTTCGTTTCGCGAAAGCCGGCCTCATGAGTACTTTTGAGGTTCGGAAATTATACTTCGTGAACGAGCCTGACCCGAGGTGTAGCAGTAGGGTCCCTACTGGATATAGATACAAATTCCAGTGGGAACTGTGGGTCATACCACGAACGGGG